TGTGCTTGTGCCATAGTCTGCATAACCACCTTTTGATGTTTTGTTAAGGCGGAAGTCTACACCAGCAGTATAATCTGTTGGTAATTCTTCCATGTCCGGATCCATAAGAGCCGCCTTAATAATTTGGAAAATCTGTGGTCCAATAATAAATCTACGTACTGGATTTTCTGGTGTTGAATCTTCATTCAACGCATTTTCCGTTACAAACCCTTGGAATACATACGAACGTTTCTTCCAATATTTTCTACCCATGTCTTCTAAACTTGGATCTTTAAACCATGCACGTACCTCATTTAAGATATCGCATGTTTGTCCGTACATTTCCATACACGGAACTTGCACTTGTACAGGACGTGAGTCTGTCTCACCTTTAATTCCTGCAAATGGAAGTTTGATCATCAAACGTTCTTTCCAAAAGAAAGTGTTTGTGTCGTCTCCATCTGGAAGGAATCTTAGAGTTGAACTCTGTCCTTCTTGCATGTTCCAAAATGGGAAAATTGCGTTGTCACCGCCTGACGAGCGATTGCCGCCAGTGTTGCTTTCTTGTTCTTTCAGTTTAGCTCTGATTTCTGCTAGTGTTGCCATAATAATAAGCCTCCTATGTTTTTTGCCTTATAGCTGTTTTGTATTGCCTAAATGTGCATTACTTTATATATAATACACTCTTGTACTTATAAAGTCAACCTTTATTTTGACTTTATTCTGAAATTTGGTTATCTTAGTCCTGCTAGGGATTGGATACGTGCCATTTCAGCATCTTTCAAGCGTAATAAGTCTGTCATTACCTCTTGAGCTTCGTCAACCATCTCATCACCGTACTGTTTTTGTACTGCTGTTAAGACCGCTGTTTCACCTTTAGGGAAAGCATTACTAGTATAATCGTACATACCTTTAATAAATTCATCTAATGGAATTTCGTTCTTTTGCTTCAACTCGTCACCTTTTCCTTGTGGACTGATGTTAATAGTTGTAGCATCTTTATCATCTTCTCTGGCTTTGTCTTCATCGCCAAACATCATTTTATATACCTTAACTCCGCCTAGTAATAGTGCAACTACTACTGCCGCTGGTATAGCATATTGTTTTGCCATACTTGCAACTTTGGATAGATCTGGAATATTATCTAATGCACCTGCCGCCATTGTTTTTAGCTCTTCTGCTGTGTTGGCTACTGTATCTCCAGCATTTTTAATAGCTAGTTGTGCAGAATCAAGAGTATCGTTTGCTTTACCAACAAGCTCGCCGCCTTTTTTAGCTATGTCAACTGCGCCGCCAACTACGTTTGCTGTGTCTACTGGATTAGTCGCCACTGTTGCACCAACACCTGCTTTAACTGGATTCTTTGCAGACCATTTTAGAATTTTGCCTGCACCTTTCATTACATTTGGTAATACTTTAGGAGCAATCATTCTTAGTGCTGTGCCTGCCGCTGGTACTAGTAATGCTAGTAACGGTAATGCTTCTTGTAGTTGTTGGTCTTCAGATGTAAGTTCATCTGTTCTTTTGCCCAAAATCTTTTCAGCGTTTACTTTACTCATTGTAGTCTTATATTTTTTACCTGCAAACATAAACATTTTTTCGCCTTTTGATGCCGCATCAGCCGCACACTGAGAAAACTTTTCCCATATTGCTTGTTGCTCTTCTGCTGTCATCATTTGCTTTTCTTTTGGTCCTTGTTCATGTTTTGACTGTGCAATAATATCGTCCATTTTTTCAGCATATGCTGTTTGTGGATCAATAACTTCATTAGGTGATCCCATATCGTCGTCATCTGCATGCTCTTGGTCCCACATCTGTGCCATAGCTTCGCCGTATCTTTCTATAAATTCATCTCTACTCATTTCTTGAGCATCAATACTTACATCAGACATGCCACCTTCGCCTAGTGCTTCTAAATCTACTTCTTCTACTTTGTTTGCTTCTTTTACTAAGTTGTATACATATGGAAATACACCTTTTAGTTCTTCGTTGAATTGTCTAATAGTAAGTTCGTCAATCCAAGTATTTGAAACATCTTCTGGAACTTCTTCAAGCACGGTAGTTTCGAAGTTTGCAAATGTTTCTGTATAATATGCTTTGCGTTGTAGAGACTCAACTGTCTTTTTTACTGTTGCTAGTCTTTCGTTTACAACGTCCATATATCCTGCTAAACCTTCAGCCATTACACTTGAGCGATTCATGTATGTCTTAAATTTACGCAGTTTGTTTAGTTCTTCTGATAGTCCAGTAATATGTTTACCAAAATCATCATATGCATTTCCACCTTCACTTACGTGCATAGCCATTGCTCTTGCACCATTCATGTGTCTTAGTGGATATTTAAATCTTTCGCCGTTTTCGCTTTCGATATAAATGCTGTGTACATTCTGTGTGCGTCCTGCGGCATTTTCGTGGTTAACTGGGCCAGCATGTTTTACAACTAATCTTGCTGTTCCAATATCTTGGTAACTAGTTCTACTAGTTCCATACATCTTTGATTCGCTCATTTGTTTCTCCGTGCTTAGATATTCATAATCTCTTTTATCTAAATTTGATTTTGTTATATCTCTAGTATCAAAATTTAACATTCTTTTCTTTGCAAATACTCTTAATTCTTTCAAAAAGTCGAACCATTTACTTTTTAGCATGTGTTCTTGTTCTGAAAACAAGTTCTGAGCATACATTATTGTAAGGCTGTCTTGATCAATATTTACATTTACCTTTTTTCCTTCAGCAAAATCAAATTCAAAAAATCTAGCTTCACTTGGTTTATTAGTGATAGTGGCTTGATCGTCTCCTACTGTAATAGTTGGAAATCTGCCACGGATTTTATTAAATAATTCTTCTGCTATGGATTCAAGGTTTTTCATATTAATATTTATCAATAACCGCTAACAAAGATAGGCATCGGCGGTTCGTATGTTTCTTCTCCTTCTGCTTGTGTAAACGTATTATATATACGTGGATCCCAGTCTTTCATTACAGCCATCATTCTTAATGCAAGTAATGTAGCACTAACCAAGTCATCATTAGCTCCCGGTTTTGCTCTAAAACTAGTACCTGTAGCAACATAATTCTTTAGTTCAGTAATTAATGGGCCACTGTTAATAGTTATCTTATTATTTTCAACCATAGTTTTTAAACGGCTACATGCTGTAATTTTAGTACCATGTGTAGTATTGAATCCTTTACGGAATTTACGTACATGTCCTTTACGCATTGGTTCACTTACAAATAGTCCGGGTATATTCTCTTCACCGAAGTCATTTATAACAATAAGTGCCGCTTCTCCGATACTATTGTTTTCTACGCTCCAGTAAATATTAGATCCGGTTCCTTTACAACTATCTTGTATATGTGTGCAAATATCTCTTAGTATTCTAATCTGTGCAGGTATAGGTGTTTCATTGTGTCGCCATTCTGCTACTTGTTTATAACTTGGAAGTTCATATACTTGAATTGCGGCATAGTCGCCTCCAGTACCCATTGCTGGATCAAGTGCTACTGCATAATTTTGATCTGGATTTGGTTTTGCATACCAACGTGTTTGACCCATATTCATTAAAGGATCTGATGCTTCCATTTGTGCAAGATGAATACTGTTAATAAGTGTTTCATCGTATACTAGAAATTCACAACCATATTCACGTCTAAACTTTTCTTCACCAATACGCCCAATTTCTTCTATTTTCCAAGTTTCATCTCTATCAGGATGTTCGTCCCAACTACATGTGAATCCGTGAAATCCATTTATGCCTACTTCTTGTTCATTACCGTGTGTATCATATTTGTTCTGTGATTCTTTCCAAATTACTGCAAACGTATCTTCATCTGAGTTAGGTGTGCTAGTAATAATAGCACGACCACCTGTTGCTAGTGTAGGTGATATTGATGTCCAAAATTCTTCTGCAATGTTAGGATTAACAAATGCAAACTCATCACAATATAATAATGATATTGACATACCACGTCCTGTATTGCCTGTTGTAGTAGCACTAACAATACGCGAACCGTTTTCAAATTCCATACTTCCTTTATTGTAATTTATTACTCCAGCTCTAATATGGTTAGGACACATTTCATATCCATATCTAACACGTTGCATAATCTCTTGAGCACCTGTATACTTGTGTGCGGCAATAAGTATTGTTTGATCTGGATGAAACATTGCATACCATAGTAAATAAATTGCGGCTGTAGTAGTTTTACCTGTTTGTCTCGGTAACATATTAACATTAAATCTATGATCGTGATAACTTTTAAGCAAGCTGACTTGAAAACCATAAGGATCAAATAATAATTTTCCCTTCACAGGATGTTGTATATAAGAAAACTTTCTTGCAAAGTGTAGATAGCCTGATTTAGGATCCATACATTTTGCTAAATCCTCAATCTGTGCATCTGTAAACGTTTCTGTTTTATTGGCTTTTTTAATTAATACGCCATCTAAAGAAGTACTCATACTACTATTTAACCAAAAAAATAGGCCCCGGAGGGCCTATGTGAGTATAACTTTAATTTTGTTTTTATTACGTGGCTACTAGTGTTGCGGCCGCTGTTACTACTGTACCGCTTGTATCAATGTTATTTGGTCCAACTGCTGTAACTGTACTTGTTGGATAGTTTGCCGGTTTACCAATTAGTCTAATACGTGCTTGTAAGTCTAAGTGATTATCAAATGTATCACATACTACAGTCATTGTACCACTGTTGTCGTTAGTAGTATGATAAATTAAAGGATTAATTTCTTTACAAATTTGCTCAACTACTTCATCTAATGCATCGTCTTCTGCTCTTAGATCAACTGCTGTACCGTTTGCAATTTTTACTAAAATTTTAAAAGCGAATACGTGACCATTGCTAAAAACGTTTCCTGCTGTTGATAGTCCTGATCCGTTTACTCTTGTTTGTCCAGCCATTTAATTACTCCTTATCCTTCATTTCGTCCATACAACCATCGATCATTTCTTTTAATTTTTCTTGATCGCAATCTTTATGCATGTCACAGATTTCTTTTTTTGTTTTACCATCTTTGCACATTTTCATAATTTCTGCTTTGCTTGGCATTTTTGCATCTTTTTCTTCAGCTTCATCTACTTTATACTCTTTGTATAAGTTAGCTAACTGTTCTTTGATTTCGTCTTCAAGTGCCATTGGATTATCTCCGCCTGCAACTTTTGGATAAGATTTTTTGCTTTTGTTTAAATCGTTTGTTGGAGGAGTAATTACATCACTATATGGTTTGTAATCTTCTTCTGGTGAATTAGCATAATCTCCTTCTTCAACGTCAGCATCTTCATGTGACATTCCACAGCCTGCGTTAAGGTCCATATCTCCTGGCACATCATCTTTGCCTGGTATCATTGGATCGTCGTCCATTGCACCTAATGCCTTTATATTCTTTTCCATATCCATTCTTGGACTTAGTGGCATGTCGCTTACTTTTTGTGGTTCCATTCCAGCATTACGCATCATTGACATAAGCTGACCAACTTGTGCGGCATCGTCAGCTGTCATTGAAATATTCATTGATGCTGATTCGTCTAATTTTTGTTTTTTACTAGGAGCTTCAATAGCGTCCATCTTAGCAATCATATCTTTAAGGTTCATTATTTGCTCCCTACTGGTTATACAGTATTTTCCTTGTCGGTGATATCTGCGCCTTCACCGGGTTTTACGTCTTGTAACGGATCATTTTCTTTTTCTGATCTAGCTGTTTCAAGTTCTTTTAGTAATGACATAACACGGCTTCCACCAACATCTTCTTGTGCTGACTCGCCACCCATGTCTTCTGTTTCTAATTTTGTTTGATAAGGACCTTCATCTTTAATATTTTGATATGATTCTTGCGGTTCGTTAACATTACGCACAATCAAATTCTCTCTAGTACAATTACAGCATTGTGTAATATATTCACTTAGTACTTGTGTAGTAGTTGGATAATTAAGTCCTACTTCATAGTATGTAACTTCGCAGTTACTGAGTTGCGGAAAATCTAACGGGCGTTCTTGGATTGGAGTTTTTTTACCACTACCCATTGACGCTATACCATAGCGTTTTAGGCAGGATTCTAAATCATCAACAAATCCTTCTGGTAGTTCACCTGCAACACCAATGTTAAATTCGTATATTTTTTTCGCTTCTGCTAGATATTTTTCAAACATGTTTTTCGTCCTTATAAATTATTTATCCATATTCTTTAGTTTTTCAAGTAAACTATTACGGTCTGTTACTATATAACCTTCGCCTTGTACTAGGTCATCATCGGGTTTACCGTCTTTGTCCATTTTTTCTTTCTTAAGTTGTAGCTCAATCATTTTAAGTTTTTTGTCCATTTTTGCTACTTTTGCATCAAGTGAAGTCTTTAACATTCCGCCAGCTACTTCAAATACTCGCCCACTGTATCTACTTTCAACATTCATGCCTAAATCCATTAGATCGTCATACGCATCTAATGCCTTTTCAGCAATATCATTAAGTTCTTTATCAGCCATTTCACCTAAGCCTTTGACAGCTGGTAGTGCGGCCGCTATTTTATCAAACTCTGCAATATCTCTAAGGGTTTCGTTTTGCTGTTCAACAACTTCTTTTTTATCACGTTTCTTATCTTGCTGAATGATTTCTTTACTATCAGGCAAGTCAAGAAGTTCTTCTAATTTTTTTGTCATTATATACTCACATTAACTGCTACTATTATTTAGCCTTTTCGGCTACCCTGGTGGAACATATCCTTTTCTGTAACCACCCTAAATGACATACCTTTGGACTTTGCATATGCTCTAGCGGCTTCCCATTTGGCCATGTTTAATACAACATGTGCTTGATTATGTTTAGATTTACCAGCATTTTCCATTGTAACTTGATTATTTGGTTTTACTTCTATCAATTCAACCATATTTTTTCCTTTTTTAGTCTTATATTGTATAAAGAAATCAGGCACATATATAGTGTGTCTACCTGTTAAAGGATTTCTATATGGTATTTTTACTGCTTCACTAGCCCATGCTTGTATAGAAGGATTTTCATCACAGAATTTCATAAATGCAAATTCCCAACTACTGCGATATGTTGGGGTTTTACGTCCTACGTATTTGTCTGGATTTTTGGCTTCGAATTTACCTTGTGCAAAACGCCCCATGGGTTACCCCATTATGTTTCTTGCTTCTGTAGGAGTGGTAGTATTTTGTACTCTAAATCCTAATGTGCTAATTTTTTGTCTATTAAAATTCAAAATATTTGCAACTGTAAAACTTAATTGTAACTTATCTAAAGTTTTTAAGGTATCTAATAATTCAAATACTTTAATACCATCTATTTTTGCTTGTTGCATTAATATAGCACCAGTTGATTGAGCCGCTGGTGTATCAAAACCTTTTGATTCTAAAAACCCAATTACTGCATCTACTTCATTACTTGGATATGCAAGTTGTTTTTGATAATATGTATTAAAATAACGTTTGACTGGATCTGCACTATCAGAATCTTTTTTTACTGGTAAATTTAATTGTACTTTATCCATTTATTATTCCTCTGGAAATTCTGGTCCACTGAAACTATTTTCTTGTGCTGAAGTAGAACGTTCTTGTGAAACTTGGGCGCCTGATGCCAATGCATTTGATAATAGTTTCCCGCCACCTACTAATGCTACTGCTGTTGCAACTGTTGATAAGTTTGCACCGCCACTTCCCCCATTAGGAAAAGCTACTCCTGCTACACCACTGACATCAATTCCTGCTTTTTTACCAATGTCACCTATTGCACTACCTATTAATTCTTGTCCAACTCCGGCTTGTGTCAAGCCGCCGGCATTTTGTATAACGTTTGCGGCTTTTAGAACAGTACCAAAAGTTACGCCATCATTAACAATATCACCTAATACACCAAATCCTCCTGCAAGTACTCCGCCTACTCCTAATAGACTAGAAGCGCCTCCACCAGCTAATGAATTTGGACTAGGTGTTTTATCATAATGTTCTTCAGCAAATCCTTTAGGTCCACCCTTACCAACAGAACCTCTGCTGTAATGTACTGATTCGTATTCTACAGTCATACTATTTTGAACAGGTTCACTTGCGTTATAATCAAGAGTATCATGAGTCCATTGACTTATCATTGGATTTACTAAAGTAAATGATGTATAATTTTTTCTTGCCATTTGGCTGATAGTAATGCTTGTAAAAAACGGTGAAAAACTATCGTTATCAAATCCATATCTATACTGTCGTCTACCAAATTGATTACCTCTGTTGTAAGGATCAAATGGCGTTGTTCCTACATCTGGTGCTCCTGCTGGTGTAGTTTTTGCATAGTTACCGTCTCTATAATAATATCTATAATATGCTTCCCACATTGCTGTAGTAACACCCATGTTATCATCATGAAACTGTATACTTACTGGTTGATAATCAATACGTTTTTGTACTACTCTTTTTCTATTGTACTGATGTTTGACATCAGTTTGAATATTATATGCAGGTAATTGTGCAGACTTAACAAGCATGTTTAGTTCGTTCATATGCTTTTCTTTTAATTGCGGAATTACTGCTACTGCATCGGGATTAATATTAAAAGTTACATGGTAAAGAAATTTTACTTTTGGACTTAGTCTGTGACTGTCGTCTACAAATAATCTAGAACCATGTGCATAGTCACCAAGAGTACCTTTAGGGTTTAATGCACCTGATACTACGTTATCTAAAAATCCGTTTAAGAAGCTCATACTAATATTTATCCTTTTGAATTATGTGGGTAGATAATTTAGTCATAAAAAAAGGGCCAACAAAGGCCCTTGATTTAATTTTTATTCTGTTTAAATTGAACCGCCACCTGTAATAGCAGTATTAACTGTTCTACCTATTGCTGTTCCTAATCCTGTTCCTTGTGGAGTTTGGATAGCATTGTCATAACGTACTGTTAATGATACAGTAACTGGTTCTGACGTAGCATAGTTAAGTGTATTATAGTTAGTGCTTTCTAAGTAACAACCGTATAATTCAAATGTCTCTAAAACGCTTGCTGTGTTAGCACCGTTACCGCCATCTAGTATTTCGATTCTAGTAACGAATTTGTAGTCTGCACCACTTGCCGCACTTGATTGTTCAAAGAAATCAAACTGTTTCTGAAGTTGTTCACCAACAAGTTTTTGGACATTGTTGCTTACGTCTTCACGTAAGTTAAGTGTAATTGGTTCCCAAGTGTGTTTACCTGCTAGATAAACTCTGGAGTTGTAAATATCAACTGTCATTTGATCAAAACTAACGCTAGGACGAGTTACGTCAATTACCTGTTTAGTTAGCTCTGTTGACGGGCTTGATACTCCAAAATTTTCAAGCGATACTCTAAAGCGGTATTGCAGTTTGGGCATCAACAATCCCTGATTAGATGCACTTGCGTTACTATCTAAAGGTACTGTTAATTTTGAAAGTGTTGAAATTGCCATTATTTGCTCCTATTACTTTTATTTATCATATTATAGTCCGCTAATTTCACCAGTGTTTTTAAGTCTTAATGGAATGTAAATAAACTCCACAGCTTTCACTGGCTCAATAGCAATATCTAAGTATAATTCATTTCTATCAATTCTACTTGGAGTATTGTTAGACTCGTCACATACAACTAGGAAGTCATATAACGCTCTTTGAGACACTAGCTCTAACATTAAACTATCTGCTTGTGCTTTGATTTCATCACGTGTGATTTTATCATTTGGCTCAAAAATGTAAGGCTTAGCAAGTTTCTTAAGTTGTGATCTCAAGTAAATTACTATTCTTGCTACGTTGATTCTGTCTAATGCACTTGCGTTCTTTGCTCTAGTCTTTTGTCCAAAGTTAACAT